CGCGCAAATCGACAGTTTTCGCAATTTCATAGGGTGGTGGTTTGATGCCTGATCCGGTAGCACTTTCAACAGTTGGCCGCTTGCGCAAGGCAAACAAAGCGGAAGTAGCTGAGTTTTTTGACGTTTCCATCAAGGCGGTTGATGGCTGGGTTCGCCGTGGGTGCCCGGTGGTGGAGCGTGGAAGGCTGAATGTGCCCTGGGTGTTTGATCTGCTGCAAGTTGCCGAGTGGCGTATCACCGGGCAGCGGGGTGACGCGGACGTTGACCCCGACACCCTGCCGCCGTCTGAGCGAAAGGCGTGGTACGACGGTGAAAAAAGCAAGCGAGAAATCCAGATCAAGGACCGCGAACTGATCCCGGCAGCGGAGGTCGAGACGGTGGTGGCGACCGCCTTCGCTGCGCTGGCCTCAGACATTCGGGCGATTCCTGACAACCTTGAGCGCCGCCACGGCGTCAGCGGTGATGTGGCTGAACAAGTCGAGGATGCGCTGAACGAGGCCATGGATGCTATTGCTGACCGCCTGTCTCGCATGGCCCCGGTACGTGACGAGGTGGAAGCATGACGGTGTTCGGCTCCGCTGTTCCCATCGTCCAGCACGCGGCGCAGGCGTTCCGGCCCCCTAAGCGCATGAGCGTTTCGCAGGGTGCGATTGACTCGCTGGTGATTCGCCAGCCCGGGGGCTACTCGGGGCCATGGTCCCCGCAGGAAACACCCTACATGGTCGAGCCTATGGACATGCTGGCGAGCCGTCGCCATGAGGCGGTTTGCTTTGTCGGGCCCGCCCGCAGCGGCAAGACTCTTGGTCTTTTAGACGCATGGCTTTCGCGCAATGTCACCTGCGACCCCGGCGACATGCTGATAGTCCAAATGTCCCAGGAAAAAGCCCGCGAGTACAGCAAGACCCGCATCGACCGCGCCATCAGGCACAGCCCGCGCCTAGCTGAACTGATGAGCCAGCGCGGCCACGATGACAACACCCACGACAAGCTGTTTCGCCACGGCATGTGGGTCAAGATCGGCTGGCCTTCGGCCACGCAGCTTTCGTCCTCCGATTACCGCTATGTCGCGCTGACCGATTACGACCGGATGCCTGACAACATTGACGGCGAGGGTTCGGCCTACGCGCTGGGCCTCAAGCGCACCCAGACCTTCTTGAGCCGGGGCATGTGCATGGTGGAGTCGTCACCTGGCCGCGAATACACCGACCCGTACTGGAAAGCCCAGACCCCGCACGAAGCACCCCCGGCCACCGGCATCGTGGGCGTCTACAACCGCAGCGACCGCCGCCGCTGGTATTGGCAGTGTCCAGACTGCCGGGAGTTCTTTGAAGCCGCGCCGGGGATTGGCCTGTTCTCCACCCTGCCGCCTGAGTCGCAGTTGCTGGAGGAGGTCAGGGCTGCGAACCTGTCCGCGATGGCTGAAAAACACGCGGTTGTCGTGTGCCCGCACTGCGCTAGCCTGATCGAGCAACGGCACAAGCCGCACCTTAACAACCCGGCGACCGCGCTGTGGCTGGCTGACGGGCAGACGGTGACACGCGAGCGCGGGGTGATTGGTGAAGCCCCCCGCAGCAGCATCGCTGGGTACTGGCTGGGCGGGGTGGCCGCTGCGTATCAAAAGTGGGACAGCATCCTGTTGCGCTACCTGCAAGGCTTGCGCGAGTACGCACTCAGCGGATCAGACCTGACCTTAAAAGCCACGATCAACACCGACCAGGGCGCACCCTACATCCCGCGCCACTTGCTGGCCGACAAAGAGAGCAGCATCGAAGAGCGCACCGAAGACCTGCCGCGCTATCACGTGCCCGATGAGGCGCGGTTTCTGGTGGCAACCGCTGACGTACAGGGCGGCACCAACGGGCGGTTTGTCTGCGAGGTCCGCGCCTTCGGTGTGCATATGGAGTCGTGGCTGGTTGACCGCTTTTCGCTGACCACCACCGAGCGCCGGGGCATTGCCGCGCAGGTTGACCCGGCAGGCTACCCGGAGGACTGGGACTTGCTGACCGCCAAGCTGGTGCAGGCCACCTACAAAACCAGCACCGGGCGCGAGTTGCGGGTGCTGCGCACGGCGGTGGACACAGGCGGCGAGGCGGGCACGACCCCCAATGCTTACGCCTGGTTTCGCAGGCTTCGCAAACAAGGGCTGTCGGCCCGCGTGCTGCTGGTCAAAGGCGGCAGCAACAACCAAGAAAAGCCCATCGTCAAAGGCACCGCCCGCAGCAACGAGGGCAAGCCCATGCACGACATGCCGATCTGGCTTGTCAACACGGACTACTTCAAAGATTTGGTGTCTGGTTCGCTGCGCCGCAAAGTGCCCGGCCCCGGTTTCTTCCATGCGCCCAAGTGGCTCCATGCCTCCTACTTTGACGAACTGCGGGCCGAAGTCCGGGATGCCAAAGGCAAGTGGAAGAAGGTCCGCGCCCGCAACGAGGCGCTTGACCTGTGGGTGTACGCCCTAGCGACATGCGAGGCGCTGGGCTTCGGCCCCAAAGGGCGCCTGAACTGGGACAGCCCACCCACCTGGGCGCGGCCCCTGGACGCAGAGAACAGCGAATTGATAACCACCGAGGAGCGCCGTGCAGAACACAACGCCCACCGACCCAAACCCCAACCAGCCCAACACAATGACGACTGGAACTTTGACCGCAGAGACTGACGAGGCCGCGACGCTGCATCACGACCTGTTTGCCATCCTGCTGCGCTTTCATCGGCAGCAGGGGTTGCATTCGCTGCGCCGCGATGTGACCAAGGAGGAACTGGAGCAGGACTGCCAGCGCCTGTCGGTCGAGTTGGGCGCGGCCATCGGCGGGCGCTACGTGCCCAAGCACACTGCCACCGACCGCCAGCGCCGCGAACGCGACCAGGCGGTGTACGCCGCCTTCAACGGGCGCAACCGCCCCGAGGTCATGCGCCAGTTCGGCATCAGCCGGGCACTTTTTTACAACATCCTTGCGCGAATGCAGAAAGTCCAGCGTTTGTGACTAGCACACTCTGGGCGGTGCGTGGGGCAAATAGCACCCCCAAATTTTCTAGACCTATTTCACATAAGCCAACGGGCTAGTTGGGTACAGTGTTTTGACGTACCAAGTAGCGGGGAAGCCATGAAGCCTGTATTGAAAACCTACACCCAGGAACTGACTTTTTGGGACTGCGGCGCCACTGACGACCAAAAACAGCACAGACACAGCACGCAAGCTGCCGCACAGCGGTGCATTGACAGCCGCCTAAAAAAGCAGGATCAAATATTGGCAGATACCGAGCGCACAGCCGCTGAGTCAAAAAAGTTTCAGATGGCGATTGACGCAATAGACGGCCTGTCCATGTCCAAGATTGCGGAGAACTACCAAATAGACCTTCATCTTGCAAGGCGCTACATCGACTGGGCGCTTCGGATGATGAGAAGTCAGCAGGATTATTTTGACCACGTAGATGGCACCGACACTTGGACGCGCCCTTACGGCCTTGCCGAAATAAGGCTGCAAAAAGAGCCGCACAGGCAAATCCTGGCAGACCTGCGGGACGGCAGGCTCAAGGCCCGCAAGCCCAAGCCATAGTCTGTTTTCAAATAGTCCAGCGTTTTTAAGACGCTAGACACACACCCCGGCACATTGCAGGCTCAAAGGAGCTTGCATGTCCAAGTGGTACGAAATCAAGGCAGCGGCCAAAGCTGAAGACAAGCCTTCAGCGGCTGAGGTCTACATCTACGGCAACATTGGCGACCGCTGGAATGAAGACGGCGTGATCGCCGCCGATTTCGTGCGCGAAGTCGCCGCGCTGGACGTTGACGCCATCACCCTGCGCATCAACAGCTACGGCGGCTCCGTCCCCGATGGCCTGGCGATCTACAACGCCCTCAAGCGCCACAAAGCCCCAGTCAATGTGCATGTCGATGGCGTTGCCATCTCTTGCGCCGGGTACATCGCCATGGCGGGTGACACCGTGACCATGGCAAAAAACAGCCAACTCATGATCCATGCCCCCTGGGGTGTGGCTATCGGCAACGCCGCAGAACTGCGCGAGCAAGCCGATGTGATGGACCGCTATGCCAAGGCCATGGCAAGCGCCTACGCCGACAAGTCGGGCAAGTCCATGGAAGACGCCCTGGCCCTGCTGGCAGACGGCAAAGACCACTGGTTTTCCGCCGATGAGGCAGTGGCCGAGGGCTTTGCCGATGTTGTTGGCGAGGCCAGCGATGCCCAAGCCAGCCTGGCCCGCAGCTTTGACCTGTCCCGCTTCAAACCTGCTGCCTCCGCAGCAACCCCCCAAGTTTCGCAACCGACAGCAGCCGCTGTCACATCTATGGAGGCTCCTATGCCCGATCCCGTGAACGCGGCGGCTCCCACCGCTGCCCCCTTTGCCCGCACCAAGGCCGACAACGACCAAGTGCTCGCAATGTTCAAACCCTTCCTGATCCGCGATGGCGTGCAAGCCCTGCAAACCGAGGTGCTGGCCGACCCCGCGCTGACCGTTGAGCAGATTCAGGCCAAGCTGCTGACCGAAGTCGGCAAAAACGCCAGCCCGGCCAACCCGCAGAACGCTGGCCCGCGCATCGAGACTTTGGCCGACGAGGGCGACAAGCGCCGTGACGCCATCGTCTCCGCGCTGATGGTGCGCAGCGGCGTCGAAACCGACGCCAACGTCCGCGCCAGCATGTCGGCCAACCCGTTCCGTGGCTCCAAGCTGCTGGACGTTGCCCGCGCCAGCCTTGAGCGCGGTGGTGTGAAGACCACCGGCATGGGCCAGCTTGAGATCGTCGCCGCCGCCTTCACGCAGGGCACCAGCGATTTCCCGGTGCTGCTGGAAAACGCTATGCACAAGTCGCTGCAAACGGCATACGCCCGAGCTGCGCTGACTTGGAACCGCTTCTGCGCCACTGGCTCTGTGAGCGACTTCCGCGCTCACAGCCGCTACCGCGTGGGCAGCTTCGGCGCCCTGGACGCCAAGAACGAACTGGGAGAGTTCGTGAACAAGTCCATCCCTGACGGCGAGAAGTCCAGCATCACAGCAGGCACCAAGGGCAACATCATCAACCTGTCCCGCGAGGCCATCATCAATGATGACCTGGGCGCTTTCGTGGGTCTGGCTGCAAGCCTGGGCCGCGCTGCTGCCCGCACGGTTGAGGTCGATGTGTACGCCCTGCTGGCCCTGAACAGTGGTGCAGGTCCGACCATGGCTGACGGCTACGCTTTGTTCAGCACCCAGCACGCCAACCTAACCACCAGCGCCGCCATCTCCATGGCCGCGATTGATCTGGACCGCGTGGCGATGGCTTCTCAGCTTGATGTGTCGGGCAACGACTACCTCGACCTGCGCCCCGCCGTGCTGCTGGTGCCCATCGCCCTGGGCGGCACGGCCCGCACCATCAACGACGCGCAGTACGACCCCGACACCGCCAACAAGCTGCAAAAGCCGAACATGGTCCGTGGCCTGTTCCGCGATGTGGTTGATACCCCGCGCCTGTCGGGCAACCGCCGCTACCTGTTCGCTGACCCCAGCGAAGCCCCGGTGCTGGAAGTTGCCTTCTTGGACGGCGTGCAAGAGCCGTTCCTTGAGCAGCAAGACGGCTTCGACGTTGACGGTAGCCGCTGGAAAGTGCGCCTGGACTACGGTGTCGCGGCCATTGACTACCGTGGCGCTGTGAGCAACGCAGGCGGCTAAACGGACACAGCCGACCCCCAGCGGGCCGGCTCTATAACCCATCCCAATTTTTAGGAGCCAAAAATGGCAAAGAATTTCCGCAAAATGGGTGACACGATCACCCTGACCGCCCCCAGCGGCGGCGTGACTGCTGGCCTGCTGTACGTCATCGGCACGCTGCCAGTTGTTGCCCTCAACACCGCCGCTCAGGGTGCCAAGTTTGAAGCCCGCGTGAACGGCGAGTGGACGCTGCCCAAGGTCGGCTCGCAAGCCTGGACCGAAGGCCAGAAAGTGCAGTGGGACGCGGGCAACGCACGTTGCAGCAACGCCACCACTGGTGGGTTTTTCCCCATCGGTGTGGCGACTGTTGCAGTCGGCAGCGGTGCTGGTGAAACCTCTGGCGTTGTGCGCCTCAACGGCACGGCTACAACCGCGCTGTAAGCCATGACCCTGGCCGCGCTCTCCATCGCCACCGACACGGTGTACGCCACCTTCGGAGTTTCTGCGGGCTACCTGCCCAAAGGCTCCGAGGCTGCTGCTACGCCTGTCACGGTGCTGGTGGAGCGCGACCTGACCCGCTTTGGTGAAGTGGCCCGCGTGAACGCTCGCACAGCTATCGTCTGTGTGCGCAAGACCGAACTGGCTGATGCACCCATGCGGGGCGACACCTTCAGCCTGTCCACCGAAACCCTCAAGGTGGACAGCCTACAGGCGTCTGACGAATTTGAACACCGGGTGTACGCATCATGACCCGGCTGAGTTACGAGTTCATTGTCAACCAAGAAGGCGTCAAAGAAGCCGTTGACTTGTTTGAGTTCATCGGCGGCAACACCGACGAGGCTATACGCGTTGCCATCAACAAGACGGCCCCGCAGGCCCGCACACTGTCCAGCGCCCGCATTCGGGAGCAGATCAGGCTGTCGGCCAGCTACGTGAACCAGCGCCTGGTGATACGCCGGGCCACGCGTAAGAACCTGAGCGGCGCTGTCAGCACGCCTAGCCGTGGCCTGCTGCTGTCGCGGTTTAGCACTAATTCGCTCATCGCGGGCGACCGTGTGGGCTGGATCAAGCCGCCCCTGGTGCCCCCGCGTGGCATTCGCGTCAAGATCAAGCCCAGTGGTGCGCCCGTTACCGTCACAGGCGACAGTGACACCAAAGGCAACAAGCCGTTTTATGTGATCCTGAACGGCGGGCAAAACATCGGCATCGCGGCCCGGTACGCAGGCCAGCGCAAGAAGTTCAAGGTCTTCAGCGGCCCCAGCATGTCGCAGGTGTTCAACACTGTGCGCGACGATGTGTTGCCGCAGGCCGGCGCGATCTATCAGGCTCAATTGCTTGACGCGATCCGCTACCTGACGCAGAAACAAATGCCACCGGCTGGTGATTTCACCTCTGGCGGCTTGACGCTGGCCTGACGCCATGGCAACGACACCCCCGCCCGTCAGCATCCGCGAACAGCTACTCGCCGCGATCACGCTTGCTGTGAACGGCCAGTACGGCGTGCCCACCCCCGAGGATGAGCGCGAGTTGCCGCTGACCATCGTGCAAGACAGCGCCGACGAAGCCGCGACCCGTTACGACACGGTGGAGATCACCACACAGATCGCGGTAGGCCGGGCTGAAGCGGCTACCGGCACCGACGCCGCTGCACTGCGGGCGCAGGCAAACGACATGCTGGCTCAGATCGTGGCCGACATGCACGCCGACGAAACCTTCGACGGCCTGGCCTACGGCGTGGACTACGCAGGCGGCGGCATACAGGCCGAGGTCGGCAAGTTCGTGTTTGCCGAGGCTTCTTTCCGTGTCCGCTGGCACCACTTGCGGGGCGACCCGTACAGCCAGACCCCTACTGAGTAACCCATTTTTCACAGGAGCAAACCATGGGCGCACCCATCATCCGTTACGAGGCAGGCCAAACCGCCAAGCCTTTTGAGGCCATGACCGACAGCGGCGACGCAACGGTGTTTGAGGCCAGCTTTTCCCCGGTGTCCAACGCTGCCGGGTCCGAGCCTGTTGTCGCGCCTTACGGCCTGCTGACCGGCGGCGCGATCACCCCGCACGCCAGCAATGACACCGTGAACATCGCCGCGCTGACCGCCAGCATGGCCGCCGTGTCCGGTGCCGATGCCGAGGGCGTCATCAGCGTGGCCGCTGGCACCCTGACTATCACCCGTGGCCTGACCACTGACACCCACAACATCACCTCGATTACGGTCAACAGTTCCGGCGCTCTGGCTGCTGTCTCTGGCACCGATGGCACCGCGTTTGTGGAGACTCGCGGCGCGGCTGGTGGCCCCCCGCTGATCCCTGTCGGCAGCATCGAAATCGGCCAGGTTCGCACCACCAGCGTGACCGCTGCCGCTGTGACCGCTGGCGAAATCTACACGGTGCCTGGCACCCACGTTGAGCGTGCCGACTACCCTGTCTATGCCCTCAACTATGCAACCGGCGAGATTACCTTTGCCGAAGCCCTGCCACTGATCCACACCGGCGCTGTGACGAAGAAGGTCTACATCAAGGGTGCCACGCCCCTGTTTGCGCCTATCCCGCAAACGAGCGACTGGGTGCCCGCTGAAAGCACCTACTCGATCAACTCGACCGACACCTATGACGGCCCGGTCGGCTCGGCCAGCGCCTCGCTGGGTCAGGCCAGCTTCTCGGCCATCCTGAAGGACGGCATCACCGACAGCTTCATGGCTCAAAAGGGCAAGAACCTCTGGTTTGAGTTCCGGCCTGACCGCGACAAGACCGTCCCGAAGCAACTCACCCAGGGCATCTTCGGCGTGAGCCGCACCTTCCCCGCTGGCGGCGGTTCGTTCAGCGCATCCTGCACGGTGACGCCTTCGGTGGAATCGCTGGACGTTAAGGCGTAAACCCCATGGACCTGCAACGGTTCCTGGCGACCAGCTTCGCCCACCGGCAGGCTGAGGTCGAGATCACCCAAGACGCGCTGGCGCAGTCCCTCTTTGACGAGGGCGAGCCGCGTGTCTGGGTCGTGCGCGGCCTGAGCGCGGCTGAAATGGGCCGCGTGAACGAGGCGGCGGAAAGCAACCTCGACAACGTGCGTGCCATGGTGCTTGCCATGGCGGGCGATGGCGACAAGGCCGAGGCCATCCGCAAAGCCATGGGCATCAGCACTGACGATGTGCCCCGCGACACCTCGCGGCGCATTGAGATGCTGACCCATGGCAGCGTGTCGCCCAAGCTGGGCCTGGAAAACCGGGATGTGGCTGTGCGGCTGGCTGAGAACTTCTCGACGGTGTTTTACGGCCTGACCAATCACATCCTGAACTTGACGGGGCAGGGCGCTGAGTTGGGAAAGCCCAAGCGCTCTGGGCAAACCCCAGCGTAAGGGCTGCGGTTTTCCTGTGCTCAGAGCGCGGGCGGTTTTTGTTTGAGGCCCGGCCCGACCTGTTCCCGCAGGGCTATCTGACCGACACCGAAACGTCAGTCTGGGCCATGTTCTACGAAGAGCGACAGCGAAAGACATAAATGGCAGACGCACAAAAAGTCATTGAGCTGATCTTCCAAGGCGTGGACAAAACCGGCGCGGCCACACAGGCTGCGCTTGACAACGCGCAGAAATTCAGCGGGTCAATCCAGAACATCACCCAGCCCATTTCCGACTTCACGGTCGGGGCGCTCAAACTGGAGGCGGGCTTGCTGACTGCGGGCGCGGCCATCGTCGCGTTCAGCGTCAAAAGCGCGTCTGACTTCGACTCTGCGTTCCGGCAGATCAGCACCATCATCGAGGCGTCAGATGAGGACTTGGCGAAGTTCCGCGACTCCATCCTGGCCTATGCCAGCACCAGCACGCAGCCGCTAGAGCAGATCACCAACGCCCTGGGCAACGCCATCGGCTCCGGTGTGGACTATGCCGAGTCGCTAGACCTGTTGGCGGTCGCCGAAAAACTGGCGGTGGCGACCCGCTCAGACCTGGACAGCACCACCAAAGTGCTGGTATCCACACTCAACAGCTACGGCCTGAGCATCAAGGATGCACAGTCGGTGTCCGACCTGTTCTTCAAAATCATCGACGAGGGCGACATATCGATGACCGATTTGTCGAACAGCTTTGCCAAGGTCGCCCCCATCGCCAAGATCAGCGGCATCTCGCTTGCCGAAGTGGGCGCGGCCATTGCTACGCTGACGGCCAGCGGTATCAAGCCCGCCGAGTCTATTGAGTATCTGCGCGGCGCGATCAGCAACATCATCAGCCCCACCAAGCAAGCGCAAGACCTGTCTGCTGAGTTGGGCATCCAGTTCAATGCCGCAGGGTTAAAGGCCAACGGCCTGGCGGGCACGCTGGAGCAGGTCGCACTCAAAACAGGCGGCAGCGCAGACAAGATGAAAATCTTGTTTGGCGACATTGGCGGGTTCACCGCTGCGGCCACCCTGGCAGGGCCGCAGGCCAACAAGTTCCGTGAAACCCTGGCCGCCATGGGGGATGTGGCCGGGGCAACAGACGCAGCGTTTGTGAAGATGACCAGCAGCCTGGACGCATCGGCTGCAAAGATCAGTACAGCCTTTTCTGTGCTGTCGGTTCGCATCGGCCAGCCGCTGCTGGACGAGTTTGGCGGCATTGCCACGGCCATTGCCAAAGTGTTTGAGGTGCTGGGCATCAGCGTCAACAACGGCGCTTTGAAAGAGCTTGTCGAGTACGTCGAAAAGAATCTGCAAGACCTGCAAAAAGTCATTGAGACAGTGGCGGCCAATCTGCCCGCAGCACTTGAGAAAGCCGACTTCAGCGGCTTCAAAGGCGGCATCGACGCCGTGGTGGGCGCGTTCAAACTGCTGTTCAGCAACATCGACTTGTCAACGGTCGATGGCTTGTCAAAGGCTATCGGCGTGGCCGGTGCCGCGTTCCTGGGCCTGTCCAAGTTCACAGCGGGTGTGATCGAGTCTTTCAAGCCCTTGTTTGATCTGCTGGTGCAGGTGGGCGGCGAGGCGACCAAGATCAACCCTGAGATTTTGGCTATCGCTGGCAACTTCGCAGGCTTTGCCACACAGGCCAACATCCTTGTAACCGGCATTTCCGGGCTGCTGCCGATGCTTGAGGCGCTGGTGGGCATCCTGATTGCCAAGCAGGGCTTAAGCCTGCTTGGGGGCATACAGGCCATCGTTGCCGCAGCCCCCGCCTTGTCTGCTGCGCTGGGTCCACTGGCGCTAGGGGCGTCTGCGCTGTACGCGGGCGATCAGATTTTGAGGCTTGCAAGGGCGCTGGCCGAATTGAAGGCCGCAAACGAAAACCTCAAGCGTGCGCAAGAAGACACAAACGAGATCACTAAAGTGTCCGGTTTGGTCTTGGAGGACTTCAACCGGACAACCGGCCTTGCTGCCAAGTCCATTGACGAGGCGCTAGGCTTTGTGGACAAGGGCCGGGCCGTATGGGACGAAGCGACAAAAACTTGGGTTGACGCGAAATTTGCGGTCAAGGGCGTCGGCGAAGCTGCTGTCACAACAAGCGGTTATTTCTCCACCGTCACTGGCAAGTGGGTTGACCTGACAGAAAGCAGCAAAGAGGCAAACAAGGAATGGGGGCAGTCCAAAGTCGCCCTGGAGCTTCAAGCCACCGCGCTGGAGAACGCCGGGAAGGCCAGCAAGCAAACCGCGCTTGATCTTGCAGAGTTGCGTTATTCGCAGGCGGGCCTCCTGGGCGAAGGCCAGAAGGTTGTACCTATCCTCGACGCTTTGACGGGGAAAGTCGTAGGCTACGAAAAAGCCTCAATCACAGCGGCAGCGGCGACAGACAAAGCAGCCGAGGCTCTGAAGAAAAGCACTGCCGAATCCGACAAGGCTCGTGAAGCGGCGGTCAAGGTCGCCCTTGAATTGGAAAAGCTCGCCAGCAACGAGCGCATCAAAACCATCGAGTCGGTGTTCAAGTTCAAGACCGCCGAGCTTGAAGAGGGCACCAAGCGCATACAGGCCACCTTTGAGTCCATCGACAACACAGTCACCAGTACCGGCAATCTGATCGGCGATCTGTTCGGCATCCTGAAGGACTACGACAGCCTGAGCTTCGGGGCCATTCGGCAAGTCGAGGCGCAGATCGAAAAAGAAAACAAAGCGCGTGACGCGGCGTTTGAGTTGCAAAGGCGTTTGTCAGATGCACAGATCGAATACCTGCGGGCGCAGACGCGGGCGCTGAGCGGCGGGGATGCGCTTGTGAGGGTTGACGGCTCCGGTCTCAAACCCCACCTTGAAGCCTTCATGTACGAAATCCTGAAGGCCATACAGGTGCGTGTCAACGCAGACGGTTTGAAGATGCTTTTGGGCGTTTGATATGCAAGCACACCTCTCGACCCTTACCTTTGACCCTGACGGCGTGGCCTCGATTGACCTGCTGCCATCAGCCGACCTGGGCGAATCGCGCCGCCGCATGAACCGAATCGCCACACTCGACGGCGGGTCTGTGGTCAACGACTTTGGACACTCCGACTCAGACCGCACGATCACGCTGCGCTGGCGTCAAGTCTCTGCTGCTTACGAGGCTGGTATCGAGCGCCTGGTGCAGGATTACTCCCGGCTGCATGTGTCCACCAGTGCCGGGTTTTTCCTTGTCGCGCCGGAGAGCTACCGCAAGAACGGCAACGAATCAACGCTGGTGCTGTTGGCACTGCAAAAACTGAACTGACACCATGCCCGCACCAGCAGAACCCATTTTCTCCGCTGCGGCCTACGTTGCAGCACACACCGCCTTTCGTGACCTGATCGACGGCGGGTCAGGGGCTGGGTCCATCCGGCTCTACAACGCAGCCGACACGCTGCTGGCAACCGTGGTGCTGACCGACCCCTGCGGCACGGTCAACGGCACCACAGGGCAACTCACCCTCACCTCTGCGGGCGAGGTCACAGCGGTGGCAAGCGGTACAGCAGCCTACGGAGCAGTGTGCGACGGCGACGGTGTGGCGCACTGGTCGCTCCCCTGCGTTGCTGGTGCCGTGGCGGTGTCTAACCGGATCGTCATCAACTCGCTTTCTTTTGTCGCAGGCGGCACGGTCAACATCGCCGCCGCTGTTTTGGGGTAATACATGAGTGACGCACTTCTAGCCGGTTGGTTTTTGACGGCCCCTAGGCAGGGCGCGTGGCGGGCATCGGACATGGTGAAGTGTCTGGACTCTGGGCTGTTCCCAGGCGGGGCCACTATCCCCCAAACGGTCTACGGCATACGCTGCAATGCTGCGGGCACCATGATTGCCTACGCGCACGCAGACAGCCCATATCTCACCGTCATCAACACCACCACAGGGGCTGCTGAGACGCTGACGGGGGGCAACCCTGGCAACACCACGTACTGCGCGGCCTTCACGCCTGACGGCTCCAAACTGGCTGTGGGGCACGATGGCACACCCTTTGTGACCGTCTACAACACATCGGATTGGTCGAAGTACACCCTCACCGGGGGCGCAACAGCGGGCAGCGGNTACGGTGTGGCCTTCAACCATGACGGTTCCCTGCTGGNGGTGGCGCACAACAACTCNCCATTCCTGACGGTCTACAACACCAGCGATTGGNNNAANGTCACNATCACCGGGGGCAACCCTGCTGCGCGTGGNCGNGNGTGNCACTTCAGCCACGANGGCGCACTGTTGGCAGTCGCGCATGACTCCAGCCCGTTCCTGACTGTCTACAACACCGCCGANTGGAGCAANGTCACACTGACCGGCGGNAACCCTGCGGGCACCGGCAGGGGCTGTGAGTTCAACCACAACAAGACNNTGCTGG